CCAGGCGCGAACGGTGGCATCACCCTGAACGGTGATTCTCTGTTGGCCATGGCCTCTGAAAAGAAGACCGAGCTTCGCCGTCAAATCAACGACTTCGAAGTCGGCAATGGTGGAGTCAACTTTGGGAATACTGCGTTCTTCATAGGATAGGCACACTTTTGCAGGGCTGCTATAAATACTTCAGAACTTATAGGAGCCATCATGAACAGAGCAGAACAAAGAAAGTACCACGTCATATACAAGACAACGTGCACCGTAACTGGAAAGTATTACTTAGGCATGCACTCTACTGATAACATAAATGATGGTTATCTTGGGAGTGGTTCTATTCTGTCACGGTCGGTAAAAAAGTACGGAAAAGAAAATCATGTCTATGAGGTGCTTGAGTTTTTACCAGACAGAAAATCTCTTTCTCTTCGTGAGGAACAGATCATCACAGATGAACATCGTAAAAACCCTATGTGCATGAACATTAGGACCGGAGGAACAGGAAATCAACCGGGTAAAGCTCTTACGGAAGAAACCAAAGCAAAGATGTCTGCATCACTGAAAAAGATGTGGGCTAATCTGAAGGAAAGCGGCTACAAGAAACAAAAACAATCTGCAGAAACAATTGCTAATAGGGTCGCAAAGAATACCGGGAAAAAGCGTACTGAAGAAACCCGGCAAAAGATGAGAGAAGCCCAAGCCGCATATCTTGCAACTGTTACTCCAGAAAAGCGAGCAGAAGAACATGCAAACCGTTCAAGAGCAAAGTCCCAATCTTGGATAGTTGAAACGCCATCGGGAAAAATTACGGTTACGAACATAAAGAAGTTTGCAATTGAAAACGGAACGAGCATCTCAAAGCTCTATAAAACCGTCGTTAATGGTAAATACTCAGATGGTTTTAGAATATTGAGAAAAGCATAATGCCAACCTTGCCGTGCGAAAACGGAGGCGGCAGCCTCAACAATCCTAACGGTACCCCAGCTCAGATTGGGACGAATAACCCTGCGCTGAAGCCATACGTTCCACCAACTCTACCGATTGGTGACTGGGCTATCACTGGGTTGAACCCAGACACCTGTGGTACAAACGAACAGCTTAACCAACAGACGTATGTAGCCGAGACGCTAAACATCTCTGGGGCTCCCATGAATGTCTTCAAGCTTCTGGGCATCCATGACCAAGGCGTAGGATCGATCCTTTCAGAGGGTCGCATCATCACGTCTGCTCCTTATCCGGGCTATCCAGCGTCTGGCATTAACACGACTAGCTGGAGATCACTTGCGTCTGGAGCCAACGTCACCACGTCAAATGTCTACGTTGGCGTAGACTTTGGCATCAAGGTGTTGTCAGTTGGTGGTACTTCTGAGTACGAGCCACAAGCCCAGAAGTGGACTGATGTTGGTGCAATCTCCATTACGCAGTCTAACGTCCCTGGGTATTGGGCACAACAGGTCCGAGTAGAGCTTACGACTGGTGATGTTTCCGTTGGAGCAACAAACTTCACGGGAACTGGCACGGGTCTTCTGACTGTAAATGGCACTGGCTCTGATGCTACTCAAGGCGTCGTGACTGCTGTTGCCATTACCGCAACGACTTTTAACTGCTATGCAACTCTCCCAGACAACACCGTCATTGGTCTTGGTACCGCAACGGTCGGCGTTCCATTCTACAGCACGTTCCTGAACTTCACCATCTCCGATGGAATGATCCCATTCGTTGGTGGAGACATGTTCTCGGTTGTGGTCGTTTACAACTGGAACAGAGTTGCAATGTTCAACCTGATCCAAACCAACGCTCCACAGATTCTCAACCTAAAGACCGTCACCAAGGTCAAGGCAATCCGAGTTACGCCAACTCTCTTTACGGGTGCTAACAGCTGGGAAGTGCTGGCGCTGGACGTTCTTGATAGCCCACCTACAGACATCAACAACATTCAGGATCTGTTCTTCAACGAGAACAGAGATCGTGACTACGCCAAAGAACCGCTGCTCATCAAGTGCCAATACACTCCAGGTGACAACGTCTCTGACCTATCACGTTTCGGTCTGAGCATGCTTGACCAGTATGTCTTCACTGTTTCTTTCGCAGCGATGGTCCAAACTTTGGGACGCCCTATTGTAACTGGCGACATCATTGAAGTTATCCCAGAACTTCAGTATGACCAGAACCTCATGCCAATCCGCAAGTTCCTTGAAGTTACGGACACAGCATGGGCGGCATCTGGATACGGCCCAGCTTACAACCCAACAGTCTATCGCTTCAATGCTCAGCAGGCTCTTCCTTCCCAAGAGACTCGCGACATCTTTGGAACGCTGGACACTCAGAAGTATCTTATCCCAGATGCTATTCTAACGGATGGTATCGGCGAACAGCTAAACACGTACCCTCTCACCGCGACAGAAGAAATCAACAAGAACGCGTTTGATGAGGTACCAAAAACTGGATCGGATGACATTCGTTCGGTCGCAGGCATCCCCCTGCCACGAGCAGCACCGCCCGCCAATCCAAAGGGCCAGCCACCAGCGGTTGCAGTTCCAAATCCAGAACAGCGCGCCAACCTCTACATTGAGTCGGCCCTTCCGCCGGATGATCAGCCATACGGTGAAGGCTTCCAGCTTCCACCAGTTGCTGGTCTTACTGACGGTGAATACTTCCGCCTGTACTATCCACCGGAGACTGCAATCCCACCTCGCCTCTACCGTTATTCCGCGGTAAAGAACAGATGGATCTACCTCGAAACAGACAGACGAGCCAAGTACAGCTCGTTCAAGCCATCTGTTCAGAGCATCATGCAGTCTGCCAATAACCAACCACTGGGAAAGAAACTGACATGACATTCAAGGACTTTTTGGCAGAAGTAGACGCGACGTCTATTGAAAAGGTCAAGGAAAAGATTCGTGCCAAGAAGTATCGCGCGATGACTCCTAGCAAACAGATCCATGCAAGCAACAGCACTGGCTCGCTTGATGGTATTTCAAACGGTAAGTATTACGAATGAGATTCAAAGAGTTCCTTGCAGAAGCAGTGGCCCCAGCTGTAAAGCTTGGCCTAGACTTCGAGCTTTCAGTTCCAGTCGTGAAGACCAATCTTCCCGATGAGAAGGCTAGTGACACGTTCAAGACCGCTGCAGACTTCGCTGCGCTGTCTCTTGCGCGCGCTCTAGGTGAGGATGTCTCTGTAAAGATGTCTTCAGGTGCTAGAAGCAAATCCAAGTGGCTCATTCAACCATCTGACAACGCAGACCCAAAGGGCTATCACGGCATTGAAATCATCTCCCCACTCATGCACCCTGATGTTGCCATGAGAGCAGCCGGAAAGGTTGCAGCGTGGATGGATGAAAATGAAGCCAAGACTACGGATGCCGACAGCGTTCGAGTAGCGATTGAGACAAAGGGAATCAAGGACAAGCTTGACCCAGTAAAGCTCGTCGTGTTCCTTGATGCTCCAGGTGCTGAGCATGCATTCGCTCGTCAAACCAAGTCATACACTCCTTCAGCTGTAGAAATCATGCTTCAGAAGGTCAAGACTTCTGGCAAGCTCTCTGGCGCTGAAGACCTTAACAAGGCGGCAACTGCCTATCTTGGTAAGAGAGCAGATGGTTACACCAACTTTGGAAACATGGATGACGATGTCATCGAGTTTAGAGTCGGTGGTGGTGCCGGTTACGAGCACAACATGGATGCTCTTACCAAGAAGGCGTATAAGCTTGCCCGCGCAGTAGAGCTTGCTTGTGATCCAGCAAGTGAACGAGCCGAGTATCTGCATCGCCTGGGCGACATCTTCTCGGGAGCAACGAACACTGCTGTAACCAAGAATGAAAAGAATCTGCCTAGCGATCTCTACCGTCTATACAAGTACGACGCAGAAGTTCTTGCGGCATGGAAGCACTATGAAGCAGACGCCGAGCATGGTCATGCAAGAACGCCTCTGTTCGTCCTGATAAATAAAGCTATGGCAGCAGCCAAGAGCCAGAATACTTCGCTCAACTCTGCAGAGATTGGGTTCTTCAAGAAGCTGCTGCGTAAATCCACAGCTCAGTCTGACGATGTGGATCAATACTATGGTCACGATCACATCTCTAGACTCAAGTTTAAGAAGGACTTCGCGCTTTGATCCCATTCTATTACTACGAAGGGCAGCTTAGAAAGTACCTCATTCAGTTCTGCAACATCTTCACTGGTCTCAAGGTAGAAACCGGCAAGGGTGAGTGCGATGAACCAGAGTTCATGACTGTTCCTATTCGCGTAGGAAGTAAGGACCGAGTTGTTGCGGCTCTGGAAGCTGGCAATACTCAGAACAAGCCATTCTCTCTTCCTATGATGTCTGCCTTCATGACAGGGCTGGCACGTGCGCCGAACCGTAAGGGTATTGGCGTCGTAGACCGCCGCGTCTTCCTTCCAGAAGGCGGCGTCTATCCACAGGATTTGAAGACCGTCGTCCGTGTCATGCCTATCCCGTATGTCATGACGATAGAGCTCGCGCTCTATGCTTCAAACACTCAGCAGTTGCACCAGATTCTTGAGCAACTGCTTGTGCTGTTCGATCCATTCCTGCAGATTCAGACCACGGATGCTGCGTTTGACTGGACGAAGATTACCAATGTTGAGCTTACAGCAATCAACAACGAAGAAAACTACCCACCTGGTGGCGATCGTCGAGTAATCATGTGGACTCTGACGTTCGATATGCCAATCTATCTTTCGATTCCACTCGATGTTCGAGATGAAATCGTCAGAAAGATCTTCATCCGGATCGGTGATCTTGCGGGTTTCGTGCCAGATGAGTATGATGCCGATGGAAATCTCTCACCATTCCTCCCCGGCTACGACTGGGGCACTATTGAAGTCGACGGAAGTTAAGCTAGATCTGGACCGGAAACCTGACCCAGGCATAAATATCTTTGTCTAAAACATCAGTGCCCAGCGTGAAGCTGATAAGCTATTAGAAAGACATTCAAGGAGACACATAGATGGCAACCCTAGTCAGCCCTGGTGTAAGCGTCACCGTTATCAACGAGTCGTTTTACATCCCAGCCAGCGCACCTACAGTTCCGCTGCTGTTCGTAGCGACTCGTGCTAACAAGACCCAACCAGACGGCGTAACGTCGGCTGCTGGTACCACCGAAAGTGGTGTTGTTCGTACCGTTACTTCGATCGGTCAGAGCACCCAGCTCTACGGCGTACCTTACTTCTGGAGCGATTCTTCTGGCAACCAGTTCAACGGTGACGCTCGTAACGAGTATGGCCTGTTCGCACTGAACCAATTCCTCGGCATTGGCAACCTTGCCTATGTCGTTCGCGCAAATATCGACCTTACGGACGCAGCTGAATCGTTCATCGGCATCGGCACCCCAGTCGCTACTACTGCGACTAGAGTTGGTGTTGGCAATGGTACGATCTCAAGCATCACGGCAACATCTGCATTCGTAAAGCCTGAGACTGTCGATGTCATCATGACCTCTGCGACGGACTTTACCGTTCAAGGTTCTCTGTCTGGCATCATCGGCGTTGGTACTGTTGGCGTAGCATTCACTTCTACGAAGGTTAACTTCACCGTAACCGCCGGCCTCACCCCATTCTCTTCGGGTGACTACTTCCAGTTTGATCTCGTCTATGCTCCAACCAGCTACGTTGGTACGGGCAATGGCATGATGACCGAAATTACCCCACTGACCAGCGCAATCGCAGAAATCCTGTCGGTTACGTTCACGAGCGCAACTTCGTTTGCGGTTTCTGGTTCTGTGTCTGGTCCTCTCGGTACTGGCACCGTTGGTTCTACCTTCCAAGACGTTGGCAGCCACATCAGCTTCATCGTTCACGCTGGTTCGACTCCATTCGTTTCTGGCGATGAGTTCCAGCTGTCTCTGTCGCAGGTAAATCTGTTCAACCCACTCGGTGCAAACGACGCTGCAAAGCGTGTTTCGATCACCACCGCTCTGGCTGCTCAGATCAATGGCAACACTGAAGTACGTTCGGAAATCTACGAGTACAACCTGATCGTCTGCCCTGGTTATCCAGAAGTTGTAACCGATCTGCTTGCTCTGTCTGACGAAATCAACGACGAAGCATTCGTAATCGCCGACACTCCAGTTAACCTTACTGCAGAACAAGTTGCAGCTTGGTCCACTACTACTGGCCGCGCTTCGAACACCAACGTTGGTTACTACTACCCATGGGGTCAAGCAGCTAACCTCGACGGTACGACGGTTGTTATTGCTCCATCAGGCATCGCACTCCGCACCTATGCATTCTCGGACAACCAATCCTACGTTTGGTTCGCTCCAGCTGGTGTCTCCCGCGGTTCTGTCACGGGCGTTTCGTCTGTTGGTTATGTATCTGGTACTCTTGGTACCGCAACCACCTTCAATCAGGTCAACCTGAACCAAGGTCAACGCGACAACCTTTACCAGTCCTACAACAACATCAACCCAATCGTGTTCTTCCCAGGTCAAGGTCTCATCGTATGGGGTCAGAAGACTTCTGCCGGTGCAGCTTCTGCTCTGGACCGCGTCAACGTGGTTCGTCTGGTCATGTACATCAAGCGCCAACTGCGCAAGGGTGCATTCCCATTCGTCTTCGAACCAAACGACAAGATCACCCGCGACAACCTCAAGGCTGCAGCGGACGGTTTCCTGAACGACATTATGGCTAAGCGCGGTCTTTATGACTTCGTAACTCTTTGCGATACGTCAAACAACACTCCTGACGTCATCGACAACAATGAGATGTACATGGATGTGGCTCTGAAGCCAGTTAAGGCGGCGGAATTTATCTACATCCCAATCCGCGTTCTTTCGACGGGTGCTACGCTTCCCTAATGGGTGATGGAGAGGTCAGCAATGGCCTCTCCTAACCTATGTAATCGGATGATATGATGAACGAAATTATTGCTCAACTGTTTGCAGCTAGAGACATTGCTCACGCGATTCACCTTCGCACAAGATCATTCTCTCAGCATCTTGCACTTGGTGACTTTTACGAAGAGATCGTTGACCTAGCTGATGGTCTTGCAGAAACCTATTCAGGCAAGTACGGCACGCTGACGATTCAGCCTTGCCAGAATCCTGCAGTTTTCGCGCAGACAGATGCGGTTGCGTTCATCCGAAGCGTAGCAGACTGGGCTGAGAAGGTTCATAGCCAACTCAATCCAGCAGACAGCTACATCATTAACCAGTGGGAGGAAATCCTCGCGCTGGTATACAGAGCAAAATATAAGTTAGAGAACCTAGCCTAACGACCCCGGTGACCGGTGCCTATAAAACAGGTTACGGGCATAAATAGATCGTTAAAAGGTGATCTACACCACATTGAACGTTAAGGAGACACAATGGCTACTCTATCTCAGATGGGTGTACCTGCTGCAGGATTTGGTATTTTGCAGCCAAAACAAAAAAATAGATGGCAAGTTACATTTACAAAGCTTGCCTCACTTGTTCCCGCTGTTTCTTCTCGGGATATAACGCGGCAAGCTGTTGAAGTAGATAGACCTAATATTTCATTTTCGGAAATACCTATTCACAGATATAACAGCGTTGCATACATCGCTGGAAAATATGAATGGGAACCTATTAAAATCACAGTAGAAGATGATCTTACTGGTCTTGCTTCAAGTGCTATCCAGGGTCAGCTCGAAACACAACAGCGCCTTATAGGAGCAGATTTAACAGGACAGTGGCTTGCTTCTGCCGCGACCGGATCTGATTACAAGTTTGGTACTATTCTTCAGATGCTAGATGGTAATGAAGGAGTTGTAGAGCAATGGGCATTGTCTGGGTGTTTTATTAAATCAGCAGATTATGGTCAGGTTACATATGAAAATGGTGAAGCTGTTACCATTAGTCTTTCTATAAGATTTGACCACGCGCTTCAAACTATTACGGGTCAGGGATATGGTACTGCCCTTGCCGGTTTTGCATAATTTCAAATGGGGACGTCATGACTACTTCGATTACTGTTTTGTATACGACTATCACTGGAACCAAGGATGACTTCAAGATCGACTGGAAAGAAGACGCGAAGGCAGACTGGAAGGTCGACTGGGCAACCGGCGTAGAACCAGTAAAGCCAAGCAACACCGTACTACCACACATCGCAGCTTCCAGCCTTTCGGTTGCCGGCACAGGTATGGCAACGGTAACCCCAGGTACTTGGACTGGTACTCCAGCTCCAGTCATTACCCATCAGTGGCGCAATGACTCTGGCAATATTGCTGGTGCAACCGGTCTTACCTACACTCTTCAAGCATCTGACATCGGCAAGGGCATTGCTTGCGTCGAAACAGCAACCAACTCTGTTGGCGTTGAGACTAAGACGTCCAACATCATCGGTCCAGTTGTTGCATAACACCTGAATATCAAATAGACGGTCAATGATTAGGGCTCCTTAATGGGAGCCCTTTTCTGTACCTACAGGTTGTCAATAAATAGTCTGTTGGTGTAGCACCGCAGGAACTGCAATGGATATTTCTGGACTTCTATCTTCTACAGGGATTAACCTTGAGGCACAAGCCTTCAAGGCCTTCGGTGCTGCTGTTAGCAGTCAACTGCCTGGCACCCTTGCAGCAACTATCGAATCGGCCGCATTTGGAACTCTTGCTCCTGGTTCTAATCTTGGTAGCTTCGGTAACGGAAGCCCATACAGCAGCGGTCCCGACGGTGCATCTCGCGATTGGAACGTAACTCCATACGCATCCGCGATTGCCTCCGGCATCGGTGGTTACGACCCAAAGCAAAAGTTCCTCTTCAAGGTCAGCTTCAGCTTCTATCCAGAAGCCGCGCAGATGGCGCAAGCACTGGGAGTAGATGTTGGGAACGTTCTAAGTCGTGACCTTACCTACGTCATTAAGCAGATTGATCTTCCCAAGTATACCTTCGAGTATGACGAAGTCAACATGTACAACTTCAGAACGAAGGTACTGACGAAGATTAAGCACG